TAGGTACTCAAGCAGCGAGCTATTGTTACGAGCTTTTTTACCGGAATGCGCGGAAGCCTGAAACGGATCGGCGAAAGGAGATTTAATGAATACCCCAAAAGCCGCCGCGACTTTCGCCCCGATCATTTCGTAATCTTTATACTCGCCTAAGTTGTAAACCAAGTTAATGATCGGCGCCAACCAAGAAATCCCGCGGGTCTGTGAAGCTCTATCACGCCGGAACCAATGCATTACCTGATCGGCCTGGACTTCGATTGACTCGTATTGAAACGGGAAGGGCGTACTATCACCAGGATGATAGTCATACAGCCAATACCGCACAGGATCATTCATTGTGTTCAACGTGATACCGCGTTTCGTAAACGTACCGTCTTGATTTAGACCGTATTTAGTAGGGTCAAGCTGGTCACTTTCGAGCATCTGTATACGAAGCGGGAATTTTCGTGCCGCTGTCTGGAGAACAAATTTACCTAATCCTTCACCATCGACAATCAAATGCTTTACCGCGAGATACGTTTTTTCAACAAGGTTTTCTTCTTTGACGAACTTAGCCCACAAATCGATAATGGCTTGATTCGTTCGGGCGTCAAGTTTCTTCACGGACGACTTAATGAGCGGTTGCGGGTTGATACCTTGTCTCACTACGTTAACCGCTACAGTCTGTACCGCTCCAGCTACATACTCGTTATTACGAGCTAAGTCGCGTGCGCGTGCAAGGACTTTAGCATTCCCCGCCCAAATCTCACTATCGGCGCTCATATTCGCGGGTGCCCAAAGCTGGTTAGGGCCGTCACTTTGCGCTGCCGCGTAACTTCGAGCCTTGAACGTCGTGTAAAGTTGACGCATAGCGCGATAGCGAATAGCACGAGGTGGTGAAAACACCCCGAGAATTGAGCCTATGGCGTTTGTGGTAATATCATACAGCTTAGCCATTTATTCGCTCCCACGAAACAGCGGATATGTAACGGTCTCGCCACTTAACCGCTTAATCTGCATCTTGATTTCTTGGATACGACGTTCAACAGTCTTCAAATCCGCGCGACGAATGTGGATCTTGTCAATTGATATTTCCTGCCCGGAGAGGATCTTGTTCCGAGCCGTTTCGTATAATGTCAGTTCAGCTTGTAGGTCAGTAAGAGTAGACATTTCCGCGCCTTTCTAGGTAAAGGTTTTCGTTCACAGTATAAAGGCTTTTGCCTCTGATATCAACCCCGTCTTCTATAGGGGTTTCTTCTCCCACCTAAATACGGATTGTAACGAGTTTGCTCGATTATTTCTTCAACCGTTTCATCTTGTGGCGGTTCATCTTCTTCCTTTGGCGGTGACCATTCTTCGATGTTTATTTCCCTCTTGTTTAGACCGGAGATGTCACTCGCCGCCAAAGCTAAAACTTCACAATCGAGGTAATGGTTGGGCTTCCACTTCGGACACCGCCATATACCGGTTTCTTCCTCCCTATATTCCGCTATCATTTGCGTTTTATAAGACTCGTCAACCTCGCTGTGAATATGTGAAGCACCGGGCTCACCGGAAGGTGTGTTTGTCCTAATAAACAGTGCATCCTTATAGTATGTCGTATTAACGCTGTAAAGACTTAAACCACCAGGGATGGGTTTTTTTGTATCTGGGTAGATGTCCATAACACTACTCGAATAAGGTTGAGCCATTTTCTGAACACCTTGGCTCGCCCGAACGTTACCTTTGCCTCTTGACCACGCGTATACTTCTGATACACGATGCCCTTGGCTGTCAATCATCGCCAGAGTTATATAGTAATCTCGCCCATCTCGATCTTGATATAACTTTTCTGTGAGCTTTGTAAGCTCTTTCCAGGTGAGTATTATCCCGTTATCAATCAACCAGGATTCTAGTTTCCCGTCGCGCGGTCTCCCCCAAGCTCGAACAACGTAATAAAAGCAGTTATCTTGCGTATCTATACCACACGTCAAACCGACTATACCGGAGTTGACGGGGATAAGGAGCTTAGGAACGTCGATAACTTGCGCGGTTATAACGGCCTGGTTGCGGCTTGCTGAGAGATCAACCATAAAAGGCCCTGCCATGGTCGAATTGACCACGCCTTGAATCTTCTTGAAATCCTTTGTGTTTACCGCGCTTACCCAATTCCTCACCATCTTCGAGAAGTCGCCGCTATCAGCCAGTTTTGAATATGCCCTCCAGATATGCAGCCCCACTTTAGTCGGCTCATAATCTATCACTTTACGTGGTACCCATTCACCCACATCCACTAAGCCGTTCTTTTGCGAAGTTGTCCAGACATCCTTGCATTCCCCACATTCGTACCCGGCGCGGTTAATCTGTTCCTGTGTGGCTTTTCTCCCTCCTTCCCAGACTACTTGCCCGAGAGGGTGAAACAAATTATCCCGCCCGCGAAACTCATTATCGTCAAATCCGTAAGCATGGGCACTATCCCAACGCATGGGCTGGTACAAGCCGCACTCGGGGCAAGGGATGTGATAGTCATAGATAACGTCGCTCCCGCCTTCTTTTCGCTCCGTATCAGGATTATATATGCCTTCCAGATGTGTCCAGATATTACCCGTTATGATAGAAGGCGTGGAAATGAGGATAATCTTCCTACCCGGAAAGGTCTCCGTTCTCTCAATGGCGAGTGAAACCGCGTCGGCTTCATCGGATTTGACCTTGTAACCTTCTTTGTCGGTCTCGTCCAGGATGATAATCGGGTACTCGAAGGTGGCCAAACCGGCGACACTTGAAGCCCAGGCTACTGTAATTCCTGTGCCGTTCAAGAAGGCAAGTTCTTTCGCTGTGAATTTATCTTTCAGCGCCAAAAGCTTTTCTGAGTTCTCAACAATCTTCTGTAACCGCCTTTCATTAACCTTATCCGCCGTTCCTTTATCGGCCAGTACGATAAGTGATGACTTTTTTTCCTCCTTCATCGCATGAAATGCAGCCAAATAGGTGAAATAGCTCTTCCCAATCTGCGCTGATGCACAGATAGCTATTATTTCCACACTCGGCATAGATAGAAGTTCATCAAGTGGCCACTTCCAATGGGGAGTTACGTTAATGTCATATGGTCCTCGAATTGCGCTCTGATTAGTGAGATTGATGTTACGATATGCCCATTCCGAACGCGTAATGTTCTCCGGCGGGCGGGCGGCTTCGAACTCTTGTTGTGACCAGGGTATTATCATTGTGTACCATCCTCGCTGTAACAGAATTTCCCGGTACGACAATATTGGTCCCTGATCCGCCAAATCTCTCTGGCGATGATCGCCCGTTGCTCAGCTTTTTTGTGTCCTTCGAGGATCGTGGGCAGCTTGTCTGCCAGGGCCTGTAACCCGGTTGCCACTTCGGCCATTCTCTCTCCCCACGCCGTGTAAATGTCCTCACGTTTTATCAAGAGCGCATCTTTCTCCTGCGCTTTTAACCGGCTGTTTTCCTTTTGCCAAAACCAATACTCAGCTTTAATGTCTTTGATTTCTTCAGAATCTTGTTCCGAGCCGACTGATAACAACCACCAATCGAAAACCGCCTTGAGGTCGTACCGGCCATGGTCTGTATGCGGACAATCACCGTCCTTACACCAGTTTTGCACTGTACGAGCTGTCACACCAAAAAAGGCCGCTACCAAATCAACATCGGCGTAAAAAGATTGCGACTGAACAGGCTCAAGGTGTTGTTTTAATTGCTTTTCTAGGTTTTGCAGAGTTTTTTGGTCAGTTTTCGTGATTTTTTCAGGCTTTTTTGATACCAGCTTTTCGTATTCCGTAAGCCTTTGATCTAACTCGGAAATTTTATTTCGTAATTTTTTTGCATCCAGCATAAGAAAATCCTTGACGTGGATCAATTAAATGATTACATTATGATTGACCAGGGAGAGACAAGCAAAAACAAGCCTCCGGTCTCCAAGGTCCTCAAAAACGAGAAAATCAGACAGGAACCGACCGACAAATGAGAGCACCCGGTGAACACAAAAGCAATCCGGGGAGGAGCAACCGGCCAGGAAGAGCCTGTATGACAACACCTTGATTATCAGAGTAATGGCTGATTGTGTCAACCATTACGCGGCTAATCAATGCAGATTTAACGTTAGACTGACTCTGGTGTTAGGCCAGAACCGAGAAGGAGATAGAAATGATTGCTTACTCGTGCGGGCATAAAAGCGATTGGTGCCCTGGTCATGATATCCAAAGCCGGGGACCTTGTTACTCATGTAAGACGGAGTTGATCGGTACGGAGGTCAATTTTTTACGGTGCGGTAAGCCGCCCGTGGGTGGGTATAGCTACAACTACCAAGTGGGTCAGTACGAGTCTGGTGTCAGTGTCTACCTAGTCCGGGACAATGTGATCCTGGACACAGTGAGGAGCGAGTTTGTGGATCGGCCGTGGTATGTGGGCCGGGGGGTTGTCGTAGGCATCGGCGGGGATGATGAAATCCTGGTGGATGTTGTCACCTGCCGAAAGGCGAGTCTAAAACAAATTAAAA